TCAAAAGCATTTAGTTATTTTTCAGTTGTAGCTAAAAATTATTTAATATTACACAATAATAACAATTATAAAAAATATAAATCACACGATAATATATCCGCATTAGATTATAAATATAATAATTGGGATGAGTCAACAGTACAAGAAAATAATAAAATGTTAGTAGATGAAATGGTAACTTATTTTGATGAAAATATCCCTACTATGTTTAAAAGAAAAAAAGATATTGATGTTGCATATGCTATTTTAAGTTTGATGAAACAACGAGATGAGATAGAAAATTTTAATAAAAAAGCTTTATATATTTTAATCAGAGAAATGACAAATGTTGAAACATCACAAATAACAAAAGTAACTAATATTTTTAAAAAACATTATGCTAAATTAATTGTTGAATATAACCGAAAAGGTACAATTACAAACTTTTCAGAAAGTAAATTCAATAAATTTTTTTAAGATAAGTAGGGCGGGTAAACTCCTTAATATCGGTATAGGAAGGTTGAAAGCCCAACTAGAATCAAGAAGATGAACTCTAGTATAAATAAGTCCTTGTAAATCCTATCCCTATAATCTAATAAAAACCCTCATTTTAACAATGAGGGTTTTTTATTTAACTTATATTTTTACATTTTCTATATTTATATATGAATAAGTCTATATGCAAAAAAGTATGGGGATATGAATGAAATCAAAAGACGAAATATTTGAGGGTAAAACATTTGAAGATTTAACAAAAGATATTTATAAAAACGCTTCGGATAAAAAGAAGCAAATAGATTTGTTAATTTCAGAAGTACACGGTTTTATACAGACAATAGATGATGTAGTTTTAGTTGCACCGATAATTAAAGAATATATGGATGTAGGTGTTAAGAATGATGAACATCTTGTTAAATTAGCAAGTGTGATACAAAGAATTATGTCTAAATCATCTAGTGGAGATGATGAATCATTTTTACTATCAGATTCAGAAAAAGAAGATTTGATAAATGCATTACAAGAAGATGTTAATGATTTACAAAAAATAAACGATAAAGTAGAAGATGCTAAAAATAAATTAGGAAATTAGTATATGCCTTGGGTAGAAACATCACATAAAAAGTTCGATAAAGAACCAAAAAATGTTTGGGAACGAATAGCTGGTACACCTGATTTAATTTGGATGCAATTTGTACCGGGTGAAGTAGTTGAAGTATGTAGTAATATGTACCAAGCACCAACAGCTAATAGTGCTCAAAATATTAATAGTATTTTAGCTATAGCTCATTTTGGTGAGAATGCAAATAAAGACCCAAAAAGTTTAGGTAATGAAGATAGATATTTTCCGTTATTACGAGGTCTAGTTGATAATCCACGAAAAGGTGAACAAGTTCTATTGTGTTCATTTGGTGGTAGAAATTATTATTTAGGACCCATAAATACTGCTAATAATCCTAATGATAATCAAGACCCTTTACAAAAACCACAAAAGAGATATTTTTATTCTGATAAAGAAAAAGTACAAATAGATGGTAAAGACCCAGTATCTGCTCAGTATAATATCAATGCTAAATTATATCGTAAAGTAGCAGCTGCAAGATTAACTAAACCACCTATTTTAGGTTTAGACAATCCTATATTTGAAGATACTGAAGAGGCAGTAGAGAATCAAGAAAAAGCTAATGCTGCATTTTTTGATAGACCAGATTATGAACAATCACCTGATATGTTGTTTGAAGGTAGGCATGGTAATAGTATTCGAGTAGGAAGTAGATTTGATAACAGCTATATTTATTTCAGTAATGGACAAAATCCCAATTCAGACTATGAACAATTATTAGATGGTTCAACCATAGCTTTATTAGAATGGGGTTCAATTGCTAATCATTTCCCTGTTAGGGGTTCTAAATTAAATCAATGGCATTGGAATGGATTTAAACTATCGTCTGATTATGAAGAACACAATCCTGAACAACATTATATAATAGGTGATGATGTATATGATTATGCTTTTGGACAATTACCAAACGCAATACATAATTCATATAAACAAAATCAAATATTATTAAATTCTGATAGAATAACAATAAATTCTAAATTTGATAGTATATTTCTATCATCACATAAATTAGTTAATATAGGAGCACTTCAAGATATTAGATTCGTAACACCTACTGAAATACAGTTATCAGCTCCTAATGTTTTTATAGGTACGGGAACTAAAAAAGAAGAAGAAGAAGTATCGTCTGTTGGGTTTGAACCATTAGTTATGGGAACACAATTAACGGAGTTTTTAAAAGAAATGATAGATGTAATAGCTAAAGCAGGATTTTTATGTCAAGGAGTACCTGCAGGTATAATAGACGCTACAACAACAGCTCCATTAAAACAAGAATTAGAAGCTTTAAAAAATAAATTAGTTGAGACAGCAGATAATCCAATTATAAGTGATAGGCATTGGATAGAAATGAATCAACGAGATAAAGAAAACAAATAACATAGGAGTAGTTATAAATGAGTAACGCTAAAAAAATAAAAACAATGATACGAAAAATAGTCAGAGAAGAAGTTGCTATGGCAATTCACGAAGTAATAACTGAATTGAAACAACCAACACAAATAGTTTCTAAACCTAAAAAGAAAAAGAAAGTAGTTGAGAAAAAATCATTTACAAAAAATTCTATTATAAATGATGTACTAAATGAAACTGCTGCTAGTTCAGATGAGTGGCAAACAATGGGTGAATACAATTCAGGAGATATGAATAAAGTATTACAAAAATCTTATGGTGAAATGATGTCTGATACAAGTGATATATCTAGTACTATTAAATCAGATACAGGAAAAGAAGCTCCTGATTTTTTAAAGAAAGCATTAAATAGAAATTATAGTGATGTAGTTAAAGCTATGGAGAAAAAATAAGAATGAGTGAAGAAAGTCCAGTATTTGGTAATGTAGATGAAACTAGAAAAGTTTTTAAAACTAGTGATGCTAAAAATTTAACACAAGCTTGTGAAAATGCTTTGTTAACAATTGCTGGTTGGAATGACGACAAACCTAAAGGGTTTGTTCCAGAAGCAGCTGAGTTATTAGCTCACGGAATAAGAGAGTTTTTGACGAAACAAACTTTTACAGTTACAGAGTTTAAAGCTGCTGTTGAATTGGATTCATTTGAAACATCAATGTTTTTTCAAGCTGATATAGGTTTACCGTATCAAGGACAGACAGCCTCTTGGCCGGGCGGAAGTCCCGGACCATTACAACCAGTAACTATACCACCTACGAAGGGTGTAGTTAAAGTTAATAAAATAAATTTTACAAAAGATGGTAGTAGTGCAATGGCTGGTAATTTAACAGCTGTCGGTTATGCGTATATAAACAGTACACAAAAACCACCAGTTAAACAAACAACAGATATCAAGTGGAACAATTTTACAAAAGTACAATTAAATCCAGATGAAATAGTTTGGTATGGTAATGAAGAGAATGTATAATGGCTATTAGAGTAGAAAAATTTCAAGAAAATAATTCGATAGGACAGACAGTTTCTGGTTCATTAATTGAAGATAGAGATATTTATAGTTATATAGGTATTGATTTACCTTGGAGAAAGTCAGATGGAGTAGAAGGTTATTTTGCATCGACTAGTACAACTGTTGAATCAATAAAAAATGATATCAGAAATTTTATGTTGACTACTCAAGGTGAACGACTATACTATATTAGGATTAAGTTTAAATAAATTGTTATTTGAACAAATTAATGATGATATATTAGCTAATGCAGAAATGGAAGTAGTAGAATCCTTTAGAGAATGGTTACCTTTTGTTGAAATAAAAAAAATAGATATACTTACATCAGATGATGATAGTGCGATACCTCATAATAATTTAAAAGTAAGTTTAGTTTTTAATATAAAAAATGAACCGAATATGTTACATTCGATAACAGTAACTCTAGGAGAATAATAAATGCCAGCGACAGATAAAGAATTTAGTACCAGTGTAGTCAATTATTTGAATAAAGATTTTTTTGATTTTAAGAAAGAATTAATTAATTACGCTAAAACATATTTTCCAAATACATATAAAGATTTTAATGAAACATCACCTGGTATGATGTTAATGGAAATGTCTGCTTATGTTGGTGATGTTCTATCTTTTTATATTGACCAACAATATAAAGAAATGTTATTACCATTAGCTCAAGAAAGAAGTAATATAGTTACTTTAGCTAGTATGTTAGGATACAAAGTAAAACCAGTTTCAGCAGCCGTAGCTACATTAGATGTAACATTAAATATTGATACTGACGGAACAGCTGATATAGAAAATCCAAGACCTAAATGGGCAGATGCATTTGTAATTAATAGTGGTATGCAAGTTGAAACTGGTGATGGTGTTGTTTTTGAAACAACTGATATTGTTGACTTTACTGTAAGTGGAGCTTATGACCCAGCACCTACTCCAGCAACTTTTGACAGTACTACAAATTTAGTTACATCTTGGAATATAAAAAGAAAAGTAGCTGCTATAAGTGCTGAAACAAAAACAGCTACATTTACTATAGGTGCACCTGAACAATTTAAAGAGATTACATTACCAGAAGATAATGTTGTTGATATTCTAGAAGTTAAAGATACAGGTAATAATAGATGGTATGAAGTTCAATACTTAGCACAAGATAAGATTCCTAAAGAAACACATTATACCAACGCTGTTGATAGAAGTAGTGCTTATTCAGCTTTAGGTAATAGTTCAACATATGAAATACCTGTTCCATATACATTAGATTATATATCATCAACAAAAAGATTTACAGTAGAAACAACAGCGAATAGAAAAACTAAACTTGTTTTTGGAAATGGTATGTTAAAGACTGGAGCAACGAATGGATTAATGAATGATTTCTTATCTACACAACAGGCAGGTATAACTGTACCTGGTGAAGCTTCAGTTATTGATACAACAATAGACCCAACTTTAGGTAGTGTCTATAATACATTAGGTGAAACACCAGCTCACACAACATTAAAAGTTAAATATAGAATTGGTGGAGGAGTAAAAGCTAATGTTGGTAGTGGAGAATTAACTCAATTCAATTTCACTAACGGAACATCACCTGCTGGGAGAACTGTTGATAATGTTACAATTACAAATGCACAACCTGCTCGAGGAGGAAGTGGAGCGGAGAGTATTGAAGAAATAAGACAAAGAGCTAAAGCTAATTTTTTAACTCAAAATAGAGCCGTAACAAAAGAAGATTATGAGGCGAGAG